AAAAGTGCAGGCCGTGAGTATAGTGCTGATCCTATGAAGGCCGCTGAAGACTTTGGCTCAGGTGTAGCTCCTAGTGCGGGCCTTATGGTGCCTCTTAAAATAGCAGGTAAAGTAAAACAAGGCTTAGGCGTAAACAAACTTGAAGCTGACGCTATAAGTGGCCTAAGTGATGAAGGTATAAAAAACCTAGCTAAAGGTGATCCTTCGAGTGTAGTCAGTGACGCACCTAGGCAAGATCTTATCGTACATCATGTAGATGACTGGGATGATACTTCTGTAGCTGAATTTATGGAAGCAGATGTAATAGATCCTACCTTTCAGCCTAAGTTAAAGCCTGGCGTAGACGCTCCACCAAGTTCTGCCGTAACTGAGTTAGCTGGTATGTCTGATGAAGGATTAGACGAGCAGATCAAAGGTATTAATCAGCTGCTAAATGCTCCCGGTACTATGGAACCCGTTACCGAGAATAATTTAAAAGCAATGGTGAGAGCATACGCTAAAGAGCGTGATGACAGACGTGCAGGTAAGGGAAGTGTAGATACAGGAGGTTCTGCTGGAGCATCTAAGGTTCAACAGCCTTTAGAGCATATGACTAACTATGGAGGTAAGCCTCTCGCTGAGCCTGGAAAAGGGCACATAGGATCTGATGCGTTTAATATACAGAACTTCACTGAAGCTGCGGATTTCGGTGACCTAGATACATTAATAGATAATGCTAGGCCAGGCAAAAGTGGTATGTGGGCATTTACAGAAGATCCTGATCCTGCGATATTCTCTATAAATGGTTTTCTTAATAGATTAAGCAATCCTGGGCACGAAGCCAATAATGTAGAGCTAGTGCATCTAGTAAAGATTCTTACTAAGGCTAAGAAGCGTAAAAGTATAGGCGATAAAAACTCTATGGCAGAAGACTTGTGGACTAATATTGCTGGACCTACTAAAGAACTTTTACGCGGATTTGGATTTGAGCTATAATGACAAACCTAGTAAACGATAGAGCGTTAGATTCTGCTCGCGTAGTATCGATGCTGATCTACGAAGGTAAGACCGCTGGAGAAATAGCAAAGGCTCTTAGCACTACACGCACTAAGGTCATAGAGCATCTTGAGAGTTCTAAAGTACAAGCTATGATTGACGAGGCTCAGGAGAAACGTCATGCTTTAGTAGCTCACATACCCATAGCAAACTTTGCTACTAGACTTAGCAGACTAGAGCAAATATATAAAGCTAACGAGACTATGGAAGATTACACTATGTGCTTGAAGGCTCTTAGCGCAGCTCGTGAAGAAACTAAGCTTGTACGTGTAGAAACCTCAGAAACCTCTAAGCCTCAATTTGTAGTAAACATAACTAGCTTCAAAGGTACTGAATCTCCTGTTGAGGCTGTGGAAGTAGCGGAAGCCGTTGAGCGAACTTCAGGACATCTACCTAGCTCTACAGAAAGCTGACTCTAAAAAGAGTTCGAAGTATGTACGTAGGCCAGGTAAACATAGGAAACAAATTCCTGTACCACCTAAGCAGGATCCCGATGCAGTATCTGTAGATTTACACTTTAGTTCTATTAACAGTACTGTAGATGCTGCGAGGACGTGGGAATTTAAATCCTATAGGAGACTTGCGTTTGTGGTGTTTATGCAAGCTTTGAATGATATTATTAAGTTGCAATATAAGTGGAAAGACCATGAATGGTTGCATGGGGCATATAAAAAAATAAAGTCAAAAGAGCTTAGTTTTAAGGACTTGGCAAAGTCACAAGATATGCCTATATTAAAGGTAAGGGATTTGTATTATGACTACGCCAAAGATTGGAAGTACGACCCCATAGCATGGTTGATGTCAGAAGACGCTAGGCCGTACTTAGATATGCTCGATATAGAACCAGAACAGGCTATAGAAGTAGCAAAGTCTATTGCAAACGAAGAACGTAGCGTAGGGATTTCAGAGCCAGACATAGAGCTATTAGTCCTACCCCAGTATGATGAGAGTGTTAGGAAGAAACAAGCTATGGGTAGGTTTTTACAGACATCCTTTGCATCGGTAACTAAAAAACATGCCAACACGCGGTAGGGTTCATACAGAGAGTCTAGAAGATCTAGAGTTTAATGTTGCCCTGCAGCCTAAGCAATTTAAACTTCTGGAAGCTGTTAGAAACGGTGTTAGGTATCCGTTTTATGGAGGTGCTAGGGGTGGGGGGAAGAGTTACGCATCTAGAATCATAATGCTCATCATGCTCATGGAGAATCCTGGGTCTACGGGGCTTTTGATTCGTAGGACATTTAAGCAACTAGACGGTAACCATATTCGTCCGTTGTTTAGACAGTTTCCGAAGATACGTAACTGGTACAACAAGAGTGAAGGCGTAATGTACTTGCCTAATGGCAGTGAGTTGATGTTCGGTCATGCAGAACACGAAGATGATGTGTTTAACTACCAAGGTCAAGAGTTTGATTTCGTAGCAGTTGAAGAGGTAACACAGTTTACAGAGTTCCAGTGGCAGTATATATCTAGCTCATGCCGTACAGCAAACAAAGGCATTAAGCCTGTAATGTGGGCTACAGGAAACCCAGGTGGTGTAGGGCATGCGTGGGCAAAGAGGTTATGGGTAGATCGTAGGTACGAAGAAGCCGAGGACGAGGATGATTATACGTTTATTTCGGCCCGTGTATTCGACAATCCAGCCCTAATGGAAGCTGACCCTAGGTATGTACAATCACTAAAGAATATTCGTGACGAAGCCTTGCGTAAAGCGTACTTAAACGGTGATTGGGATATATACCAAGGACAATTCTTTACTCAGTGGAATAAAAATAAAATCGAGACAAAGAGTTTTGAGATACCAGCTTCGTGGCCTTTGTATGGAGCATTAGATTACGGTGAGTCGGCACCTACTAGTTTTGGCTTATACACAATAGATTTTGATGGTAATATATACAGACTCATGGAATATTACCAAGGTGATAGAACAGCGTCACAGCACGCAGAGGAAATCGTAACTAGAATCCAAGGCTTTCCGTATACAGCGGGGCGTATGCCTATTATGATTTATGCTGATCCTAGTATGTGGGTTAAGCGTAGACTCACCGAGCAGATGACTAAGAGTGCTGCTGATGTATTCAGTGATTACGAGCTACCGATAACGCGAGCAAATAATGATCGTGTGAATGGATGGCGTATTTGTCGAGATGCATTGTTACACGAGAAGTTTTATTCTTTTGAAGGTTGGAATGATAACTTTATGCGTACAGTGCCTGCGTTACCCCGCGCAGATAAGAATCCAGAAGATGTAGACACTCACGCTGAAGATCATGCCGCTGATGAATGGCGTTATGGCATGGTTCACATGTATCGTCATGCAGAACATACGGATGACCCAATACTGGGAAGTGGGCAGAATATCTTAGATGCCTTACCTGGACGGCCAGCGCATTCCGGTCGTTATCATGTAATGAATTGAAATGGCTGATATTAAATTAAACAATAAAGAGCGTGAGTATTGGCGTAAGACGATTGATAGGGTCCAGAGAGTTATGGAACCTAAGCATAAGTCTTGGGAAAAGCTTTTAGCATCGTATGAGCTAAAGATGGATATTCCAGGACTTGATAAGGATGAGATTATTCATGTGTCTCGTATGTATCCTTTGGTCAGGCAGATCTTATCGTCTGTGGCATTTCATTATCCTGAAGTGTTTGTTAATGCTAAGCCTAACGCAGAACGTATGGCAGGTGAGTTAGACGCTATATCTATGATTATGGAACGGGCTGGTAATGCTGGCTTGGACCTTATGAATGCTAAAGCTGAGATACATCAGGCCATGTTTGATGCGTTGTTTTGTGGTGTAGGATGGGTCAAGATGGGGTATAATCCATCTGGTGATGACTCTATGCCTCCCTATGTCACAAATGACGCATTCAAAGATGACTTTCCATGTGTAATGCGTGTCAGACCTTTTAATGTGTTTGTAGATCCTAAGTGTCCTCCTCAGAACTTAGGCTACGCTGAGTATATAATTGAACGTATTGAAGTTCCGTATGATATAGTTAAAGATGATGCTAGGTATAAGATTCCTAAGGATTTTATGGGATCGTCAGACACGCCTAATTCTTCGGATTCATTACTACTAAATTATGGTGACGAGTATGATGCCGATGATGGTGATGAGAATGTTCAAGGAGCAAAAGCTGAGCGTGATATAGTAGTATTATACGAAGTCCATGATAGGCTCAATCGTAGACTTATTACATTCTTAGACGGTCACGAAAAAGAGATACACTCCGAGACTCATCCTTTTGTTAAGACTCGCGCAGAGTATGAAAACGAGACACTGATAAGTCTGGAAGAAGCCCCTGGGTTTATCATG